AGGATGGATACGTTCCCGGAATCGGCCGGGACGACATCCGGGATCTATGGGTCTGGCATTCACTCAAATGCCCGGATGGAACGGTGAGCATGAAACCCGCCGCAATGCTGTTCGCCGAAAATGTTGACCGGCTTCCAACCCACGATCTTGGTGAACTGTGCCAAGCCCTTACCGGTGTCCGCGCCGACATGGGAGACAAATGGCCGCAGCACTGTGAAGCCCAGTGGGGACCACTCTCATGGGTACACGCGACCATCGACACGGTGAACAACACGTTGGCTGATACGGAAGAACTTGCAGTGGCGGCGTGATGAATCAACAGAGCGAGCCAGAACCGTCACTGGTTATTGAATCGACGGATGCCATCGACTTCTTGCGAAGCCAAGGCTACGGCGAGTTGCTGGATGCGGCTGCCGCGACATCCGCCGCGAATGGCCGCATCAATAAGTCGGCCATCGCCAGACTCTTGAATCTGACGATGGATGTTGTCGGACAGGAGTTAGCGGACATGCAGGAGCTTTTGCAACAGTAGATGGCCCACTACATCAACAAGGATGCGTTCACGGAATTGTTTCGGGACCGTGCATCAAATCACGAAGCGATCTGCATGACGCTTCACCTGTTGGTCAGGACGCTGGCGCAGTTGCCATCACTCCGACCAGATAGAGAGGATCTATTAGATGACGCGATTCAAAACACAACGGTGCATTGCATCGAACGCATCGACCGATTCACGTTCACGGAACAAGGGAATGCGTTCAGCTATTACACAAGTGTCGCGACACGGGCGCTCAGGGAATTCAGGCGCAACGCGATGAAGCATCGACATCTTCAACTATGGGATGACGACGAACAGGAATTAGCGGCCTAATGAGGACGCAGCCTAATGGCTAGGCCGCGTATATGAGACAGACCGGGGAAATGAGGGCAGCGACCGGCAAAATTGAAATGACAGGACTACGGGGGAGTGCAAATAAAAAATGAGCCCCTCTACGCAGGACCGAGCCGCTCTTTTTCACGTTTTTTGGCCATAGTTTTGGGACTTTCGGGGATATCCCCGAGGAAAGCAATTTTATGATGACGCATGATCTGATGGAAGAGATTCACTACTGCAACATGGCACTCGATGGGGCGATTCGGTATCGCGCTCATCTTGAGACCGACAAATCAGAGGATGTCCGCATGCTTTATTTTAGCATGAAGAACAGTCTCGAAAACTATAAAGCATTCGAGAAGCGTCTGCATCAGCAACACCCCGGCCTTACGAAGCCGGAGGTCGAAAGTCCGGGTCTGGCACGGCTCGCCAAAGCGTTAGTTGAATGGGAGGGAGGCGAATGAAACAACCAAGGCCGCGACCCACCGTCCCAATTCCCCCCGAAGCACCCGAGGACATTGAGGGTGACGCCCTTACCGAATGGCATCGTATCCGGGAAGCGGCGGCAGAACTGGGCCATCCCATCCGTGAAGCCGACCGTTCCATTTTGTCCGTCTACTGCCGGACATGGAAACTGCATCACCTCTGTTATTTGGAGTTGCTGAAGACCGGTGCCGTGATGGAATTCAGCAACGGCAACCAGGGCATTAGTCCGCACTACAAAGTCTTCAAGGATGCGACTCGCCTGTTGCGGACCTTGCTGGCCGACCTTGGATGCACACCCGCCAGCCGGGATTTTGACGCCAAGACAATCGACACCGCTGCACCCGTCGCCGAACTGGACCTTGATTGATGAGTGAGCAGTCAAGGTTTTACGACAGGCACCTCCGCAACCCCCAGAGCAAAGCGTTCTACAACTCTGCCGATTGGAAGCGGCTACGCGACCATAAGCTTGCCCTTGTGCCGTGGTGTGAGCGATGCGGCGACGGCACGCTGGCAGCCCACGTCCATCATAAGCAGCCAATCACCACGCCTGACGGCTGGACTCATCGCCTCGACCTTGCCGGACTGATGTCGGTCTGTGTGGCATGTCATAACTTGATTGAGGGCCAGGCCGACGAACAAGCCGTCCCGACCGTCGCCGGGATTCTTGTTCCTGCCGAGGACGACGATTTCTACTTCGATCCAGTGGCAGCCGAGCGGCCTGTCAAGTTCATTGAGAAGTATGTTCGTCACTTCGAGGGCAAATGGGCCGGCGAGACGTTGCACCTGTTGGACTGGCAGCGCCAATTCGTCCAGACGCTCTATGGCTGGAAACGACGGGACAACGGGAAACGGCGGTTTACCGAATCATTCCTGTTGAGCGCCAAGGGATCTGGCAAAACCCCGCTCATGGGTGCCATTGGCCAGTACGAGCTAACAGCCAGCGGCGAGGAAGCCGCCCACGTCGTCAGTATGGCGACCGATTACAAACAAGCCGCCTTGACCTTCGATTGGTCCAAAAAATCGATTGCACAGGATGAGGTTCTTTCGGCCCTATGCGAGATCCTTCAACACGAGATCCGTCACCCACAATCGAACGGCAAATGGACCGTTTTTAGCGGCACCTCGACAGCCAAATCAGGCTTCCGGCCATCCTGCATCCTGGCCGATGAGGCGCACGAGTGGCCGAACGGAAAGGCGTACGAAACCGTGACAGCCAATATGTTCAAGCGGGAGCAACCGCTTGTCATGGTAGCCACCAACGCCGGCCAGTCGCGGAACTGTTATGCCTGGACGCTCTACGAACAGGCCAAGGCCGTTCTAGCAGGGAAGTCCGAACGTACCGACCTGTTACCCGTGATCTTTGAGGCACCCGATTCACTCGATTGGACCGGTGAGGAAGCCGCCCGACTCGCCAATCCCTCGATACCGGAAGTCATCAGTTTCGACTCAATTCAATCCAAGATCGTCGCGGCCAAGGGCGACCCGGGCCGCGAAGCCGAGTACCGCCGCCTACATCTATCCCAGTGGGTACGGGGCGGGGTCAAGACTTGGCTCGATATCAAACTTTGGGACGCGGCTGTCGGAATCATCGACCCGGCAAAGATCAAAGACGCCGCGCTCTACGTCGGACTCGACTTGTCTCAGGGGGATGACCTCTGTGCCGCCGCGTTGGTCTGGGTCCGACCCGATCATCTCTACGTTGACTTCAAACTATGGCTTCCCCGGGTAACGGCAGCCAAGTACGACGAGGCCGGTGCCGGTCGATACGCCGAATGGGAGCAGCAAGGCCACATCACACTGTTGGATACCCCCACGATCAATAAAGCGGTACGCCAACAGATCGCGGCCGACATCATCGCGTTGAAGCCACACGTCTTTTGCTATGACCGCTACCGAGCCGATGAGGCGACGGCCGCGATGGAGGCGGCGGGGATCAAAGCCGAGAAGATCGGCACCGGCTGGGGAACGTCACCGGGATGCACCGAGCTTGAACGTCGTCTGAAAGAATCATCCATCACGATCAGCCCCAACGCCGTTGCCAGGGCATCGGCCGAAGCCGTGGAAATCACCCAAGACGCCCGGGGCAACGTCTGGTGCGTCAAACCCAACGCAAAAGGACGCTACGCCGGAACCCGTAGCGTCAAGATCGACCCGGTGGTTGCCCTGACCATCGCGCTTGTCGAAGCCCGCAAGCATGAATGGCCGCTGGCAGAAACGAAATGGTCCGGCCAGATCATCGCGATCTGAACCCTACATATCCCTATGGGGTTTCGCAACGAAGTATGTAGGACGGGCCAGTAATGGGTCAACTTGTTGGTGGGTTATCTCCGGCCAGTGGTGCCAGCGGAATGGTTGTCTATGACATGCCTTCCCCGGGTGTCATCGGCAACATCGTTGTCAACAGTTTCACCACACTCCAACTCCCCGGCTACTACCGCGCCCACAATTTCCGATCCCAGAACCTTGCCAGTTTCCCCCGGTCGGTTCGCAAGAACGGTGCTGATATTAAGCATCGCCTCGACAGGCTACTGAAACAGGCATCGCCCAACGGCTATCAATCCAGTTTCATGTTCTGGCGAACCCTGTTCTTCCATCAGGGCCACTACGCCAACGGATTCGCCGAGATCGAGCGCGACAGTCTGTTTGCACCAAAGGCACTCCACAACCGACAGCCGGAATATGTCTGTCCCTTCCGGTGGATCGAGGACGACGGGTCGATTACCCAATGGTACCACATCGGCGGCATGCACCCCCATATCGTCGCGTTTGCCGACATGATCCATCTCAGTGGCCTCAGCTATGACGGGTTTGCCGGGATGAATCCGGTCTGGCTTCATTACGAGACGTTCGAGCGCAGCCGGTTGATGGATCGCTACATCACGCGATTCCTGATGAAGGGATCGATGGTTCGCGGTGCCGTGGAGATTCCAAGCGGCGTCACGGATGACCAGATCGCGACCATCATCAACCAACTCAAGAAGTTCAAAGGGGCCGACGCCGAGGAAGACACCTTAGTTTTGAGCGGTGGGGCGACCCTCAGCAACAAGACGTTGAGCAACGAACAATCCCAGTTGATCGAACTGCACGGTCTGTCTACAAAGCAGGTCGCACAGTTGACCGACGTTCCGCCGCACTTCCTGTTTGACGACAGTGAAGGAAAGTACAACGCCAACCCGCAACAAGCCGGTGAAGATGTTGTTCGTTATCTCTTCCGTCCCCTCATCGAGCAAGCTGAAGACGAACTGTTGAAACTACTGTCGCCCCAGGAACAGAGCGACGGTCTCACCATCAACATCGACCCCAGCGCCCTGACGAGGGGCGACGTCCAGACCGAGACGGCCAATGCCGTGCAACGCAAGAGCGCCGGGATTATCGACGGCAACGAAGCCCGAAACGCATTGGGTTATCCACCGAGCGACGACCCGGAAGCGACGAAGCTGAAGATCAGCGGTGACACCGCACCGCCAAAGGAAATCAAAAATGACCAAACAGCGTGAGAGTTTCACCACCCGCCAGGCATTCGCCACCCTCAACGCCAAGCTGGTGCTGAAACGGCAGACCTTCACTGATGGTCGCGATCCGGTCACGACCCTTCAGGGCTATCCGATACTCTGGAACGAACTCAGTTCCGATAGAGGTGGATACGTCGTCAGACTCATCAAGGATGCGGCCCAGTTCACCACTCCCACAATGGCTTTGTTCCACCACGACTTCAAAGCCGTGCTTGGCAACACTGCAAACCAGACGCTTCGCATTCTGGCAGCCGATGACACCGGCATCCCGGTCGAAATCGACCTACCCAACACGACCGTCGCCAACGATGTCGCCGAGCTTGTATCCAAAGGCTACATCACTGGGATGAGCTTCAGCATGGCCAACGGCTTCGAGGACTATACCGAAGAGAAGAAGGGCGACCAGTTCATCATTAACGTCTCAAAATTCACCTGCGATGAAGTCACCATCACCGGCATCCCGGCTTTTACGGGAACCTCTATAGGTGTCAAACCAGAGGAAGAAGACAACAAACCGGCCCCGGCCCGCATCGCCGCCGCCGCCCGATTGCATTCTCTTCGACTTGCAATGCTCGCCAACTAAAACTGTCCGGCTGCGCCCTACATATCTCAAGACGAACATCAAGGAACTGACTCATGGCCCTCGACATCACCGCCCTCCGCACCGAGTTTACCGACCTCCACACCAAGGCGACCACGCTGGTCGAGAAGATCGCTACAGAGAAGCGTGACTTCACTGCCGAGGAAAAGACCGAGAACGATGCTCAGACCAAGCGTCTGAACGAGATCAAGACCGTTCTCGACAGCCACAAGAAACTCGCCGGCATGGCATTCATCGCCGACAACGTGGAAAAGCCCAACACGCCCCCGAACAAGGAAGACTTCAACCGCGCCGACATTGTTGTTGGTGAGACCTTCGACAAGAAGCCGGTCAAGCGGGACGAATTCCGCAAGGCGATGAAGCATTGGGCCAATCATGGTGGCCTGCCGAAACAGTTCGCGGCCATCACGACCGCAACCCAGAGCGGCATTTTCCTTCCCACGGAAGTCGATCAGCCCCTTACGCCGTCGGCACCCAATACCATCAGGGCCGCGCTTGCCGCGTTCGGCTTGGACCCCATGAAGACGCCATCCACCGCAGAAATCAACGTCCCGGTTGCGGATGCGAACAGCGGCAGTGTTCTGTCCGAGAGCGCGACGACTGAAACCGAGAACGAGCCCGCCCTGACCGACTCGATTGTTCTGAAGGTCAAGGGATATCAGAGCGGCAGTTCGTGGTTCTCGAACACTCAGTTGATGGCTCTTGACTACGATCTGATGACCGCGGTCCTGCCGGCACTGGCGTACAGCAAAGAATTGGCGATGGAAGCCGATGTTTTCTCGACCGTCGCGGCGGACACGAACATCACGCAAATCACCACAATGGCCACGCTCAGCGCCATCGCGTACGACGATTTGGTGAATATCAATATGGCGCTTCCTAAGCGGTACAGCCCGCAGCGCGTCATCGTCCTGAATAAGAACATCTATATTTCGGCCGCCAAGTTGCAGACCTCGACCGGCTTCCCGATTTTGAATCAGGACGCACAAAACCAGAACATCAAGTCCTTCAACGGCACGCCCGTTCTTTGGACCGACAATTTCAGCACCTTCGGTGCCAACAACGTCGTCGGCGCGATCTGGTCTTGGATGGGATGCCGTCTCCGTGACGCTGGCGAACAGGAATTGCAGCGCTACGCCCAGTACCCGCTACGTCCCGGAAGCACCGGCTTCAACCTGATCGGACGGCACTGTTTCGGCTATGCCCCGCATGCCGTTTCGCTTCTGAAGTGCCCGGCGTCGTAAGCCTGACCACAATCGATACCAAAAGGCCGGACGGGCATCCGTCCGGCCTTTATCTTTGGAGCAATGATGCGGGTCAAGATGATTACGACACTCTCCAACGTCCGGCAGACGTGGCTGGAAGGCGAGCAATACGACCTTCCCGACGAGACGGCGAAACGATGGATCCAGTCGAAAGTCGCAACCGCCGCCAATGAGATTCCGGTCAAGCGGAAGATCGAGAGGGTGAAATGAAATGGACCGGCACCCGACCCACCGATCCCTGTCTCGTCACCTACGGCCAAATGCAGTCGCAGCTTCGCATCGTTAGCGATGATGAGCAGGACTATGTTGATGATGTTGTTGACGCCTGTATCGACTACGCCGAACAGGCACTCGATGCCAGCCTTTTGATCCGCGCCATCACGGCCATCTACTACGATCAGGCCGGCCCGTACTACGGGGTCTACCGCAACTATCATCGTCTCGCGCTGCCACGCGGGCCGGTCCAATCGGTGACATCTGTGACGGATGCCAACGGAACCATCACCGGATTCACGCTTGAAGGTGAAGGCAACACCGACATCTTAAAAATCACCCAGGCATGGACGGCACCCCTAACCGTGGTCTTCGTCGCCGGCTTTGGAAGCAACGTGACCGATGTTCCGGCTGATATAAGAATGGCCATCCGAACCCATGCAGCCACCTTGTTTGAGCAGCGGGCCAGCACGGATGAGAAAGCCATCCTGCCGGTCCCTCATTCACTGGAAGCGTTCTACCAACTGCGCCGTCGCAGTTCACCGGTCGGATAAATGTTTATTTTGATGCGGGACAGCTTGGCCACACCGGAGCAGTGCTACCAGCAGGGCGAAAGCTACGAAGTGACCGATGCCCACGGCACCTATTGGATACGTTGCGGCAAAGCAGTGCCAACAACCCAACCGCCCCGGCTCATCGCCGAGCTTCTCAGCCGACTCGATCTCGGGGCCGGTCAAACCGCACTGTTCCTGCCATTTGTTGGAGAGTTTGGCCATCTTTGTATGAGCCACCTTCGGATCGTTCATTTCAATCGAGCCACCACCAAAATCGTTTGTTGTCGCAAGGGCCAGGAAGTGCTATTTCCCTCCGCCGACAGCTTTGTCACCGATTGGACCGACCCGATTCCCGACCGTCTCCGTTGTGGCACCATCCGGGACAAGAACTTGGATTGGTCCGACATCACCAATCGTTTCCCCGATGCCGTCCCGGTACGACCCGGCGGATTGACACTGACCCAGGAATTACACGCCATCGCGCCGAACCAGCCGATACCGTTTCTGCCCAGACTCCGGGGACTTCGGGCCGATGTTGTGATCGGGACCAGGAGCCGGGAATTCTGCCCCGAGAAGAATTGGACCCATTGGGATCAAGTGGCGGAGGCGCTACATGCCGAAGCACTAACCATCGCGGTTATTGGTGATCGGGCCACCAGCCACGATGTCAGACACCAGCTTTATCACAGCGGCGACTTTGATACCGATGCGTCGATTGAATTGCTCCAGAACTGCCGCCTCTATCTGGGGACAGATACCGGATCCGCCCACTTGGCCGCAACGGTAGGAAGCCGTATGGCTGTTCTACGAATCGATCAACCGCATCATCGTGACCTTAGGCCGAGGATGGAGGCGGTGAACCCCGGACGAGTGGCAATGTTGCCGCCTCGCGCATGGTCCGACCCATCGGAAGTGATCGCCGCGACCCTAAATACACTTGATGCGGCCCGGCAAACTTCGACATCTTGTAACGATCAACACGTATATGCCGACCACCTCATCGGCCAGCGGTGAGCAGGTCGCCGCCTACACGCGGGGTGCCACCGTCTGGGCATCCCTCGAACCTCTGTCCGGCCGGGAACTATTGAACGCCCAGCAGATCGTTTCCGACTCGACCCACCAAATCACGATGCGGCATACATGGAAGATCGGCCACCGGGACCAAATCCTTTTCGGCAGCCGGATATTCGAGGTGGACTTCATCAGCAATATAGATGAGCGGAATATCGAGCTGGTCATCCTTGCCCACGAGGCGACGTAATGACGGGAATCAAAGTCACCGGGATGGACACGCTGCTTAGGAAACTTGCGGCACTCGCTTCGGAGTCGAAGCAAAAGGTGATCCTACGGAAATGTGCAAGGGCCGGTATCGCACCAGTGGTGAAAGCCGAAAAGGCCAATTGCCCCGTCGATAAAGGCGACTTGAAACGTGCCTTGGACCGCAAAGTCACCGGCCACGGGTTCAAGATTTCAGCTATTGCGGGGGCCGACATCGATTACGTCGGGGATGATGGTGCCAGACCGGGCAAGTACGACCACTTGGTTATCCGTGGCCACGTCACCGAGGACGGAGGCGTTGTACCTCCAAACGACTTCATCACCCGGGCCGCAGATCAGAGCCTTGCCGCCGCCGAGCAGAAGTACGGCGACAAGTTGAAGACTGAAATTGAGAAGCTGGCCACCGAATGATTGAGACCGCACTGATCAACATCCTGACCAACGATCCAGGCGTCTCTGGGATTGTCGGTGGTCGTGTAAGACCCTTCACCGATGCCAACACCACGGCCTATCCGTGTCTTACCTATTGGCGAAGTAATACCGATCGTCCAATCAGTAACGACGGCCCGACCGGGCAGAGCATCGCCATATTTCAGTTGGATGCTTGGGCCGCAGACGCGGCTACATGCTGGCAGGTAAGCAACGCTGTCCGGCTGGCCACCAATGGGAAATCGGGCACGCTCTACGGGACGCAGATCGATTCAATCCGCTGGCAGGATGAGACAGATCAAATCAACACCCCGGTGCTACCAGGAAAGCAAAAGGCCACCCAGCGGCGCACCGCAACCGTCGTGATTAGTTATGCCGAGAAGCTCAACGAGCCCGCGTTCAGTGCCGGATTCTGTTCCGCTTTTGAGTAGGTAACAAATGCCCTTCAATCAAGCCCAGTTACTCGCCGAATTCCCCGACAATGCCATCGGGGCCATCACGCCGCAGAACGTCCGCGATTTCATTTCTGCCGTCCCGTTGCTGATAAACAATCTGGCGGACCTCAACGCCGGGACCGCCAGGACGAATCTCGGATTGGGAAGCGCCGCCGTTGCCAATACGACCGCATTTGATGCCGCCGGCACCGCAGGGACGGTACAGGGCAACCTGACGACGCATACCAGCAATACCAGCAACCCCCACGCGACTACAGCCGCCCAGGTCGGAGCCTACACCACCGGACAAGTGAACACCGCACTGGCCGGCTACCTTCCGCTGGCCGGCGGCACTGTCAGCGGAAATCTATCGGTAAACGACAACCTCAACGCACTGTCGAACCTCAACTTCGACAGTGGGGACAATGCGTTTATTCGTACAGACGGCTCGCAGGGGATGACCATCACGGCCGTGAACGCGATCTCGCTGAACGTCGGAACCTCCCTCAACATCAACGGCCAGCCAGGCGAATCCACAAGCTTCACAACCAACGACAGCAGAACCGCAACCTTCGTAAACGGCTTGCTCGTTTCTGTCGCAAGTTAAGGACACCATGACGATTCAAACCAAGACCCCCGTAACCCTTCCGGCCCTCACCTACAGCACGGTATGGCCGACATCTATCAACGTCAGCAGCCCGTCGCCCGGGGGGAAGATGCTGGCCGACGTGACATTCCGTCCCTACACGACGAATGCCGGAGTCTCCGCACTCGTCCCAGGCGTGTCACCGATCCGCTATCAGGTCGATCTAGGCGCAGCAGCGGCTACCGACCCGGATTTTGCCGTCATCATGCAAGCACTTGAAGCCAAGATCCAGGCGATGGCACAAGCGGCCGGCAAAATCTAAATCGTCCCTGCCCGAGCCCTATATACTGTCATGGCCACAGTGACTGTCCCCATCCTTGGTTCGGCGCAGGCAACGACAAATGGCGACAACAACGCCAATCCACTTACGCTTGTCTATCGCGACAGCGCCGGTGGAATCCAGGGCAACGTCATCATCGGGACCGAACTCGAAACGAGTGGGACGTTCGCCGGGACCGTTGTCACCAAGACCGCCACATTCACGGCAGGGGCCGCAACCGACTACCTTGTTGATTGCACCTCAGCAGCCGCCACCGTCAGCTTCCCCGCCGCCTCTGCCAATGCCGGGGTTATCTACAACATCATCAAGAAGGACTCGACGACCAACGCCGTCACCTTGAGTGGCGTCAGCGGCACTACATCGCTGGCCACGCAGTACACCAAGGCCCGCGTCTTCTCCGATGGCACGAATTGGTACTCTGTCTAATTCGGTAACGAGGATCAGCAATGTCAACTAAGTACGCTCAAGGTTTCGGTTCCAAAGTCAGTTACGCCACCGATACAGGTGGCACGCCCGGCACATACAACCCCATTGGACAAACCAAGGACATTAAGGGGCCGGATAGTTCCGTTGGCGTAATCAAACTCACAAACAACGATTCGCCGAACAACTGCCGCGAAAAGGCACCGGGAATTATGGAACCCGGAACCATCGGCTGGGATCTAGTCTATAGCGATACCGTCTACGCGACACTGTTCGGAATTCTGGGAGACGGAAATATATACTTCTGGAAAGAGACCTTCACCGACGGCTCAACGATTGTTGCGCCTGGCTTTTTGAGCAAAGCCCCGATCGTTACCAAGACCGAAGATGAGTCGAATATGGTGACCTGCGAAGTGGAACTCACCGGTAAGCCAGTCTTTACCGCCGGATCGTAACGCTAACGGATCATAGATGCGACTCTCAAAAGATCAACTTATCAAGAAGGGACTGCGCCGCCGGGACATCACGATTCCCGACACCGAAGGCGTCGTCAGTATCAGGGAACTCAGTACAGCCGAAGTCCGCGACTATGCCGCCCGGTTCAAGGAAGCGGACGGCAGCGATGACAAGCAGCTTGACGCGACGATCGATCTTGTCATCCACGGCGTTGTAGATGAGCATGGAAAACAACTGTTCGAGCCAACCGATTCGGCCGACATCATGAAGTCGATGAGCGTTGCCACGATGGCATTCATCGCCAAGGAAATTTCCAAGCTGTCGGGGATGAGCGGCGACGACGAAAAAAAAATCGGCTAATTGACGACCCGGATCTACGGTTCGCATTTCAACTCTGTCGGGAACTCGGCTACCCCCACCCCGACCATTTATTTGAAGACCTCACCTATCGCCAGTTCCAGGATTGGAAAGCGGTTTACAGCTTGGAGCCATTCGGCGACGAACGGGACGATATGCGCATGGCCCGCATCGTATGGGCAACCCTCCAGCACGGCAGCCGCCGCGAACTGGACGAGAAAAAGTACCTCTTCGCATGGAAGCACGCGCAGTCGGCACCGCAGACGCCAGAAGAGTATCGGCTCAAGGCAATGTCGGCATGGGGTGCCGCCGGGGGCGGAATCACCATCACGCCGCCCTAAATACTTACACCAGCGATGTCAAAAACGATTTCAAACCTCTCGGTAGGTCTGTTCGGCGACGTGACGCAGTTTGCGGAGGCGTTCGGGAAACGGGCAACCGGAGCCGTCCGGCACTTTGCGGGATCGCTTGGAGAGATGGCAGGCAAAGCCATCGAGTTTACCGGGATCGGCGGGGCCATCGCCGCCGCCATCGGGGCGGTCGCGGAGATCGGTGAGGGGTTCAAGCTTGCCGCAGACTTCGAGCAGACCACCGTTGCGATGGAGACGATGCTCGGATCCGCCGACAAGGCAAAAGAGGTTCTTGGCGACCTGAAGAAATTCGCCGCCTCGACCCCGTTCCAATTCCCCGAACTGGCCACCACCGCCAAACAGCTAACCGCGTTCCAGGTTGATGCCGACAACATCGTCCCAACCCTCAAAATGCTTGGCGACATCGCCGCCGGCACCGGCAAGCCGATTGGGGAACTGGCCGAGCTTTACGGGAAGGTGAAGGTACAGGGACGGCTTGCCGGCGAAGAGATCCGCCAATTCACATCCGCTGGGATTCCGCTGGTGGCGTTGCTGGCCAAGCAATTTGGAAAGACGCCGGAACAGATCCGCGCCATGGTCGAAGCCGGCCAGATCGGATTCCCCCAGGTCCAAAAGGCATTCATCGCCATGACCAGCGAGGGCGGCCGGTTCAACGGGATGATGGCCAAGCAGGCGACCACTGTTTCCGGTTTGTTCTCGACCCTCAAAGATACCTTGGGCGACACGCTGCAACGTGTCGCCGAGACGATCATCGACACGTTCAACCTCAAGGGCGCGATGGCCGGGCTAATCAGCAGCGGCGACCGCATCGGGAATTTCTTCGTCGGGATCGTCCAGAAGATTGCCCCGCCACTGAAACGAGTCGGAAGCGCGATCATCGGCGCGTTTGAAACCGCCTACGGCTATGTCGCCCCCGTCGTCATCCGAATCGGCGAAGTCATCGGCCGCACATTCACGGCCATTGCGGATGCTGTCGCGCCGGTGATGCAGATCGTTTGGGGGAGCGTTAAGGAGGCGTGGGGCGCGGTCTACAACTTCGTCGCCCCCATCGCCGCCAGCATCTATCAGACCATCGCCGACAACTGGATGGGGATTCTTCAGACCGTCATCGGTGCCGGTGCAATCATTGTTGACGCCGTTGAAGGCGCATGGGGGCTCATCCAGACCATCGCGGGCACGGTCTGGAACACGATCACCGACATCTGGGACATCGGATCAACCCTAATTACCGGACACAGCGTCACCGCCGGGCAGGCCATTACGTACGCGTGGAGGGGCATCGCCGCCGCCGCCAACTGGCTGGCCGATACCGTCACGCTCGGATTCCGGTCGATGGAATTCGCTGTTCAGAACTGGAAGGCAACGCTGATGATCGCCGGCCTTGAAATGGCCGCAGCCTTGAGCGACATGCAGGACCGCTCCAAGTACGTCGCGGACGTGATGGTTTACGCCGCCGAGTACATCTACCGCAACTGGAAGGACATCTTCACCGACCTTGCGGGCCTCACGCTTTCGGTCTTCCAGAACATCAGCACCAACATCGTTGAAGTGATGAATAATCTGCCGGGACTCATCAAGGGGACCGTCGGCTTTTCGGACATCTGGAAGCCGCTGACCGATGGTTTCCAGTCGCACATCAAACAGGCGTTCACCATCCCCGAATTCGGGAATTCGGCACTGACAAAGCAGCTTGAGAAAAGCGCCGCATCGCTTGAGGGATCGTACGGAAAGGGACTGGGCGCATTCCTCACCTTAAAGGACGCCGAGGCGAAATCGACCGCAGGCAAAGTAGCGAATTGGATCAAAGACGCGCTGGGACTGGGGAAGCCGATCAGCCCGAAAATCCAGCTTCCGCCAGGTGGGACACCGTTCAACATCAAGCCCGTGGTCCCCGACGGAACGAAACTCAGTATCGCGGCAGAGATCAAGCGCGCCGACATCATCCGTTTCGGCTCAGCCGAGCAGCAACTGCTACAGCACGAGTGGCAGATCGCTTCCAGCCACCCGGCCGCCGCAACCAACGCCTACCAGCAAGCCAAGGGCGCAATCGGGGGAGTCATCGATCCCGCACAGGCGGCACAGGATCAGCAGAACTGGAGCCAGCAAAACGATTACCTCTTCAAAATCTGGCAGGGCCAGACCAACGAGCAAGTTGCCACGTTTTAAGGATGCCCTATGGCCATCATCAGCGTCATCCGACAGACGATCTTTAGTTATTCGATGGACATCGGATTCGAGCTTCAGGCGACCGAGTATTTTCTCGTTACCTCTGATACCCCGATCGGCCCGACCGTCGCCGAGACGGCCGATGGGGTTCCGGTCTATACACAGCCGCACCCCGACGACCCGCGACGACTGTTAAAGCAGAAACGGCCGCAATGCGTCGAAAACTCGAATCGCATGCACTGGCAGGTTCAGTGCGATTACTCCAATCTAATCAACCCTCAACCGAACCCGCTGCTGCGACCACCGGTGGTCAATTGGGACTATGACAACGGAAGTGAAACATACTTTATTGATCGTGCCTCAGAGTACCAGGGCATAACGGACGGCTACGGCAACCCGGTGTCGGGAAATCAGGCCGTCACTAATACTGCCGGCGAGCCGTTCGAGAAGCTATCGGAGCGCGACGCCGGAACATGGTCGGCGACCTGGACCAAGAATGTAGCGCAGACGTTCACCGTTGCACCGGAAATTAACACGATGCAGCGGGTCAACAGCGACACTTTCCCTTTTGATGGAAACACGATCGCCCAGTATGCCGCGAAGATCAGCGGCGGCTCGCTGTCGGCCGTCCAAACCGAAAATGGATACCCATTCCGCACCCTCACCTACAAACTCAAATTCAAAGATGGCGGCTGGCTCGACAACTTGGCCAACGTCGGATTCCAGGAGATGAGCAGCGGGAAGAGAGTAGACATCGTGAGCGGCGCACCGGGAACCCCACCCACTAAAATTACCAAGCCGTGGCCGCTTGACGATGATGGAGTAGCCTACCCCGATCCGACGACGACCCCTGACCTTCTACAGTTCTACCCATATCACACGACGGCCTTCAGTGGGTTACTGAAGTAGGGAACACATGGCAGACTACAAGCTAAGCGGGGAAGCCGTCACGAAGATGGCGAATATGTGGCGCGCCAGCCAGCGGGACAACCCGACGCCGGGGACGCCCGACAAATTCCGTAGCCAGGAATCGCCGCGATACTTCTACGCCCAGGTGATGACAACCGGCCCGCTCGGAACCGAAGCCGATTACACCGACCCGAGGCACTGGGTACAGCGGGTCATCGTGGCCAACAATGGTGGCAGCGCCACCGACGCCGTTACGTTCACGCCAGCCACCGACAGCTACGCCTTGACCGTGACGGCCACGAACATGCCCGATTTGGCCAACGGTGCCCACAGCCTCAAAGCCGGGGCGATCGTGCGGGTAGATTGGGAATATGACCAGACCAGCCCCACGCCCAACGTGCGGTATCTCATCGGCCAGCCGATCAACCGGCCAATCGTCGTTCGGATTGATAACAAGGTCGGGAGCGGCGGTGTCTACACCGGCCCAATGCTGACCGGGACACCCACCGCCAACAGCACCACCACGAATCTGGAATCCGACCCGATGCCACTCGGAATGACCGTCGGAACTGTTCAATGCGTGATTGTCAACATCGAAGAGACCGGCCAGCCCGGGTGGCGACTGCCGGTTACACCGGCCACCTACGCAATCGGCACGTTCGAGGGAATGAGCGGCGACCCGGTGCCGGTGCCGATCATTATGATCCGCGGCGCGCTGGGCGACCTCAATTCGGTCCTCGATTTGCCGGGCGGCACGTTCGCCACCCCGAATCCCGTTTCGTGGGACTGGAATACCAGCGCCCAGGCGTTCACCGCGCATCCCGTTACGCGAGTCGGCTACGACGGAACCAGCAATGCAGGCGGAAGCATCGTGACTGATGGGGGATCTAAAAAGTTTTACATTGTCAAGCGACAGTTCACGGTTGATGCCCGCGGTGTCATTCGCGCCGTCGCCGATGAGGGTTCGGAAGGTAGCTGGGGATACATCCAATTGCAGGCCATCACCATCGGCACCAATAACTGGCAAATTAGCGGCGGCTACCTTCAGCAGCAATCGCAGACAATCTACGTGTTTGATTATGAAGATCCCGGCGCATGGGTGGATGTCGTCCCCTCCTGTTCTTAAGGAATCCCAATGCTCGCAGTCGTCGGCGGAAAACTTTGCTGCATCGTCGCCCTTGTGCCATGCACGAGTGGCACGACGCTCTATACGACCACGATTTACGCGACGATCGGCAGTGTCGTGCTCTACTCAGGCAACTGCTACACCGTCACAGACACCACGAGCTGCGGCACGATCACGACCGGGCCGTTTACGACGGTAAGCGGGTGCGGCGATTCGAGGTGCAGTACCGCCTGCCCACTATGTTCCGCATTGGCTAGTTCCTACACCGTCTCCGGTTGGGCGGGCACGCTTCCCGACTGCTGCTGGACCGGCGCCGATTGCACTACGGCGACAGATTGTACAAGTTGCGACGGCTACTCTACGTGGGACGGCGGGATGGATGGTTCCCTAGTCGGGAGCGCGTGTTACTTCACTGCCAATTCGACATTTGACTACGGGACCACCTCTGTAAGCGGATTTTCTTTGTGTATGGACATTGCGCCAACCATCCAATGTACCGGCTCTGCGGGGGGCGGAAACTATGTTTGGCGACTAGGGATTACCTACAACGGCTCTCCGGCGGGGCATCTGTATGGTTGGATCGGCTACTACACCGGCCCGACGCCAGCGGGGACGTACGCCGTGAACGCAACCGAATCAACCGCGCCGTGCGGCACCGCCGCACTGCCGGCCACAATGACCGTATCTTGATGAAAACACCAACCTGCGGAAAATGGTCCGACTGTGGCTTGCTGGACGGCGGATGCTGCGCCCTCAAGCTCTATGGTGGCCGGCCGAGCTACGGCACCTGCGATCAATGCAAGGAAAATCCCGCCAAGGGGCAGATGGCTGCGCTTGTGGCCAAGGGAGAGCCGGTACAGGTCCGCGTTCCCACCACCGCCGCAGTCGCCGCCGCGACTGAAGCCCGCAACGCGATCTTTCGCGGGCTCTGGCGGGAGATGCACTATACAGCCCTGTCGCCCGGTGGATTGACCGAAGCAAAGATCGCGGACATTCGACGACGGCTACCCTGCGGCCCCTGCGGCCCGAACTGGGACGCACTGCGCAAGGCCGATCCGTTGCCGGCAGACCCGACGCTACACTTTGAGGTAACTTGGCGATGGCACAACGCGGTAAGCAAGGAGCTTGGCAAGCCGGGGATGGTGCTGGTCGATGCGGGGAAACTCTACGGTCTAAACCGGTGATGACCATCACGCCGACGCCGGGCCACGAGAAGCATGTACTGGCGATGCTCCGCAACCACTTCTGTAATGATCGCAAATGCATCGACTTCATGCGTGAGTGGGCCGGTCAGGTCATCGTCATTGCCAGCGGCGAGATAATCGAAGACATCGCCCGAGAGCACATCATCGCCGAAGCGGCCTACCGTGACCCCCGACCCGCGAACCTGAACCGAATCGCGGCCCTGCATGGAGTTTCGCGCAAGGACGTGTCCCAAGCCCTGCAATCCGTTTCCGGTATCCGAATCGAGACCCGCCGCAGCCAGATCGAAGACCCACAGTTCCGAGATGTCCCGATGCCACTCGCACCGGTAGGGCCGGGCCGAATGTGGCGGAAGCGACGACCGGGGCCGAAGTGGAAGAACGTCACAAAGCCACTGCCCGGCACCCACGCATCACCTATCACCTGTTGGGAGACCGGCGAGACGTATATATCGGTTGCCAAAGCAGCGAGGGCCAACCCAGGAAGCAGCCCAACTGCGATTCAGCAGGCCCGTGATACCGGCGGCCAGTGCATCGGCCTGCATTGGCACGATCCAACCATAGCAGAGCCCGAGCGACCACCCATGAAGGGACAGGCATGGATTGAGTGCGTCGAAAACGGCGAAGTTTATATCAGCCGCGCCGATGCAATCGCGGTACTGGCGGGGCGGGCTAAGGGAAGTGCGAAACAACAGCAGATCGCATCGCTCATCAGGGCCGACAAACTCCCGGGCCACACGTTCATTCCCGTCCCGCCGGAACGGAGGCGAGAACTGTTGGAGCGGCTAATCAGGCCCAACCCAACGGGCGAAAACGAGAAGTCAGGACTGCCGGGCCGGGAGAGGGTCGGAGTAGTGTGTGTGGAGACCGGCGAGAAGTTCGGAAGCATCGCGGCGGCAACCAAGGCCAAGGGACTGAAAAGATCATCGATCGGTTTCGCGCTGGCGTACGGCGGCCGA